CGGTTCATAAGTTGGTCGGCCGTAGCCCACCACAAATGATCTCGCTCCCAAACTCCTTGATTTAACCATAACCTCGCCGCCATTGCGCTGATTGCCACCGGCAGCTGATGTGTTGCCTTCAATAGTCACAATTTGCTTTTCTGAACAGCGGATCACCAAACCAATGTGATTTATAATTGTTTTGTCATCATCAACAAAATCAAAAAAAACAAAGTCACCGATCTTTGGTGTGGTGTGCCATTGCTTCATTTCTTTAAATGCTGAAGCTCCAACACGAGTGCTGACCACATTTGGCACCTTGACTCCGGCTTGAGCTGCACACCAATTCAGAAATGACCCACACCATGGCAGCTTGTCGGCTTTCATAAATTTGCCATACTTTGTCTCATTGTTGCCGGTTTCGGCTGTGCCAACCTCAGCTAGTGCAACCTCAATTAAACGCGGCAATGTGCCTTTTGGAAATGTCATGACAACAAAAGCTTTGCTTCATTTTCGGTAATGCCTAATTTCTCAAGCAATGCTGTTTTTTCCGCTTTTGCTTCAGCAGCGGCTTCAGCAGCGGCTTCAGCAGCGGCTTGATCTGTTTCCCATTGTTCAATTTCCTCGGCTGTCATGTCGCGCTCTTTTGCAACGCCTGTTTCAATATTGTGTTCGTAGATTTTCATTAGTTCACTCCATAAAGTACGTAGGTGCCACCAGACCAGTTAGATCCATAAATAAAGTCAATACGAGTTACAGCCGCATTTGTTCCTGAGTAATAGCCATTCACGGTTGTTTGTGCTCTTGCAGATGTTGAATCTAAAAAGCCAGTTGATGCATTGAAAGTCTTGCCGGTTGTTGCATCTGTATAAAAAGGAATGTTGATCACTGAAATGTTTTTATTGTTTCCGCTGATTGCTGAATCTCCTGATACCAGGTTGAATGATGTCTGGCCAGTGAGTCCGGATGCGCGAGCAGAACCAGTGGTAAAACCAGTATTTGAAAAAGCATAGTTTGCGCCTGTGTCATTGTTCAATCGGCAAATAACAGTGTTATTACCTGATCCATTCCACGCAAAAACAACCATTTGTAAATGTGTATAAGATCCGCTAATAGATGTGAGGCTCAAAGTCGTTGTGCCTGTCGGTACGCTTCCACTAGCAATAGAAGTCATTGATCCACTTGTGGCGGTTGCCCACGATGGAACACCACCGGCAACAGTTAAAACCTGTCCAGTGGATCCAATGCCTAGGCGTGTGTTTGTGTTTGATGATGCAGATGTATAAGCAAGATCACCAAGCGTTGTGCCCGGTTGTAAAGCTTTCAATCTTGTATCAACAGCTTGACCAAAAACCTCAAAATCGGCTGGCAAATCTGTGACCAAATCGGTCGATGTCGGCATTTGGAAATTGTAATTACTTGTCGGGTTGCTCACTTGTTGTCTCCTTACGCCACAATCGTGGCATTGATCCAATCCAAGGTTGGATTGACTGTGTTCCATTGCTCTGTCACGGGCACGTCATTCCATCGCATGGCTTGCAATGAGAATGAAACCGGTGAAACGATCATTGAAATGCTGACTTGATTATACGCGGCCGAAAATGTCCAGCCTTCAACAAAACCCAAGAAATCTCCAGAATTCATGTTCAATGGCAGATTGGAGATATTTACAGGCATCCCCATAAACACATTGATCAAGTCATCCCGATCTGCATCGTCAAGTTCTGGATTTGTAAGCTCAAAAGTGATGTTGTTAAAATTGAATCGTGGGTTGGCTCTGAGCGTTAGGTAAAAGTCTGCCTGATCCTCGGCATCGGCCGCATTGTGCAATGTGGTGCTAATAATCTGCGAAAGCTCACCATAAAGCGCAATTGATTCTGTATCCGATGCCGATTTTTCAGCTGACGATGTTGCGCCATATTTCAAAGTAATTGAGTTTCGCACATCACCGGCACGTTTTTGGATGCTTAAACCCGGTGCAACAGCATGATTGGCTGTGAGATCAACATATCCGTTGGCGGCCAAATAATTGGTTCGGTGCGTGCTGTCTGCATAGCCAATTTGGCCAAAAGAGTTTTCGTAGATATAGCCCAATCCAGATGTGGCCAAAGCTGAAACCAAAGAATAAACATCTGTCCGGTTACTGGATCGAGCTGCAAGCTCATAATTTCCCGGACGGTCGATTTCACCCAATCCAGAATTCTGAGCTGTGGCCCACGTTGTTGCAGCTGGATAAGTAGCCCATGTCAATGCAGCTGGCACCTCTTGCCATGAATCAAACAAAACAGCTTGCAAAATGTCATAAATCTGATCACCATCAAATTCTTTGGACAAAACGCCATTGGTCAATGCTTTTGGCAATCTAGCCAATGCACCCAATGCAATGATATTGATGCGTTGAGCGTAGGCAACGGATCCAACCTCAGCCACCGAGATGCCAACTTCAATAACCGACCCACCAAAAATCGGCACAAATGTAGCTGTGGAATCTTGCAATTCAATGGTAAGAGAATCGTTAATATTAATTGGCACATTTGATTGATTCAAATTGATGATTTCAAGATTTGTATATCCAGCCTGAGCCTGCTCATAAATGTTTGTTCGGCCGCTCGTAATGGTCAAATTGGCCAAAATGGCTGTTTGGTATTGAACACCGCCAATTATTACGCGCCAAACCGGGTTAAAAACTGTCATGAGAATTGCAAGCTGTTTGCGCCGCCTGTGCCGCGATAGAAACTATTGTTGAGCACGTTGATGATGCTGCGTGCTGTGCCTTCTGGATCAATGGCACCTGTCACGTTGAGATTGATTGTGGTGTTGCCACCGCCCAAACGATTGTTAGGCGTGATGCTGCCGCTTGAGTTTGGCGTAAATAGCTCTGGCCCACGCTCTCCGACAAGGTATGAGGTACCGGATCGAACAGGCCCACCGGCAGCTTTACCGCCTCCAAATGTGCCAATTATTGATCCAATAACTCCAGCCTGACCCAAAAACAAACCTTTGTTGTTATTCACCAAATTTACGATATTGGTCATTTGTGCGTAAGCCTTATTGAGAAAACCAACCAGCTGAGAAAAACCAGTAATTAAAGTAGCAACAAGTGTGGCTATGCCTTCAAGTGCAAGTCTGAAATTGTTGCCCATAAGTGGTGCAAGATAGGTTTTGACAAACTCCCACAAAGCCCGGAATCCATCATTTAAAGGCTTTAATTCTGTTGAATTCTCTGTCAAGGCTGTTTTGATTTTGTCAAAGGCTACTCTTAAGCCTTCTAAAACAGGCCCCACAACGGCTCCAATGGCTGGAATTACATCGCCATATAAGAAACCCCACCACGCTTTAAAAATAGGCAAAATGTCATCACGTAACGCTTTAAAAATTGCGCTAAATGCTGGCCCCAATGTTTTGCCCAAGCTCTCTGCAAATTGCGTAACAGCTGGGATGCCTTTATCAACAAATGCGCTGAGCAATGGTGTGATGGCATCCAGCACATACGCTCCAACAGTTTCTTTGGCTTCATCAAATGCGACATTAAGCCGGGCCATTTTACCGGCAAATGTGTCGGCTTGAATTGATGCCTGCTCATCAAATGTGGCAGACAATGCCAGCATTGCAGCATCAAAATCTTTTGTTTTGATAATGTTTTCATCTAGCGGCACACCAAGTTTTTTCAGTGCGCCAAAATTCCCATCCAGTGCCTTTGCAATTGCTTCTGTTGTCGCTGTCAAACTTTTTCCCGTGCCAGCGGAAACATCAAGCGCAATTTGTTGCAATCTTTGAGCCTCGGTTACATCATTTGTTGATCTGACCAACCTGTCTAGCGATGGCCTAAGATCGTCATCCGTCACGCCCGTTGCTAAAGCTGTTTTTGTTATATAAGCCTCAGTAGCGGCAATCTGCTCATTTGTTGCACCGGTAACGTTTTGCAATGTTGTGGCCAATTTAGCCTGTGCAGCTTCATCTGCAATGGCTGATTTCACTCCATCAATGAGCAATTTGCCGGCATAGGCAGCTGCGGCTGCTCCAGCTGCGGCAAAGGCTAAACCGGCTTTTTTGCCAAAATCACCTAGTTTGGATCCAAAGCCTTCAACCTCACCGGATCCAGCGGTTAAATTCTTTTTGAGGTTATCAATATCAGCAAGAATGGAGAGCTTGAGTGTGCGTGATCCACCTAGTGCCATTTCACCACTCCTTCAAAATCTTTGAAAATGCTGCTTCCCATTGAGCGATGATCTGAGGTTGCTCAGCTCTCAATGTTGGGTAGATAAAGTATCCTCTCGATCCACGGCCTTCACGGCCAGACCACACCGGAAATTGCTTGAATTTATTTGATCCAAATTCATAACCGCCCCAAAGCATCTGGGTTGTACCTCCACCGCTAAATTTCTGAGATACAAAACCAAATGACAATTCGCCAACCTTCGATGATTTGCTCACGCGCGAACCTGCCGCAATGCGTGATGCTGCCGCATTTGGCCGGCTGTTAGCTGCCGAAATAATTTGGCCTTGCAGAAAAGTGGCCAATCCATTTGAAACTTTTTTGGCCTCGGCAACAGCTTCATCATCCATGCCTTTAAAAGCACCGATAATGCCACGCAATTGGCTCTTGTCGTAGCTGATTGGATCAGTTGCCATTTCTCATCCTTAAAATTTCAATCGCGGTTGCAATATCCTGATCTGTTACAAATTCCGATCTTGACAAACCTGTGGCGATTGCTAACTCCCAAAGAGTCCGGTTTATTGATCCGGATTCGTAGCTTTTGGGTTTGTGCTTTCCCCCATGTCAATATCGGTTACGCCTTCACACCACACCTCAAAAGGCTTCACAGCTTTACCGGCTGATTCACGTTTCATTGCGTGATATGCCAAAAACATCAGATCAGAAATGCCCAATTTGTCGGCCACTTGCTGAATGGTGTTTCCGGTTTTCTGTTCCCATTTCATCCACTCCGGTGGGAGAGCTGTGTAGGTTTCTCTCTCACCAGATGTGAATTCAATCGTGATTGCTAGTTTCATGCTCCCGATCTCCTTTGTTAGCTAATTGTCAAAACAGGTGTTGATACACAGGTGAAAGCAAGTGAAACAGTTTGAGCATCCGGTGCTGTGCCTCCAGCTGATGGCAAGATCGGTTGCACATCGAATTGAAATGATGCGCCTGAATCTGCTCCAAAAATTACAGAAAGGCCAGTATTTGGTGCGCTTGTTGCCGCTGTCCATAGCTCCTCACACAGTGAATTTGCTGCGCCCCAATCGGCAAGCATTTCCACGGCAAATGAGCCTTGAGTGTCGGTTGTAAAATAAGCCTTGCCATCAAGAGTCTGATATGTGTTGATCGTTGAATCGACTGTCAATGTTGCTGATAAAGCCTGAGCATCAAATGAATCACCAGCAATGGTGAAAGTGATGTCTCTGCCCGTGATGATTGTTGTTGGCATGATTTCTCCTTAGTTGGTGTAATAGGTGCTGACTTGTAAATCGGCGGTAAGATATTTACCGGCACCGACTTCCAATGGTTGTGGGTTGCTTACATTGCCGACTTCATAACCGCCTGGCATTGTGCTGATGATGCTGATCATTAATTTTTCTAAATTGTCTAAAGCTGCGGCATTGTTTGAATAACCCACAACACCGGTCACATTAAAATTGATCTTGACTTTTGTTGTTGATCCATTAATTAAAAGGCTCTCAAGATATGGCGATCCCGGCACCAAACAAATGCTCGGTGATGTCATTGTCTCTGGAATTCCGTTATAGACATTGGCCGCAATTGTTGAAAGTGCTGTCTGCAATGGTGTGCGGATGTCGGCCTCGATGGTCATTGGCACATCGTTTCGACATCAAGAAACGGGCCTAAAAGCCCGATGACTCTATTGGAAAGACTCCGGCCTAAAACAAATGGTGCCGGCTGAAAATTATCTCCCATAATTTGATTGCCCGGAGCTGTAATGCTCTGAAATATCTCTACGGCAACAACCAAAATGGCGTTTTCAATTGGTGGTGTATTTGCATAAAGTGATGCGGCTGATCCACCGGATAAAGTAGCCGTTGCATTAGGAATAAATGGCAACGGGTATGTGCGATCAGCCGCGGCTGTGGCCGCTGTCCATGTGTATGGCTCAATCCGATCATCGGTAACTGTGTATGTTCCGTTATAAGTACCGGCCCCGGTAACAATAACGGATTGCCCCGGCACAAAATAGTTTGGCCGGATTGTAGTGAAATAAATGACGGAATCACTCACATTGGCAAAAGCTACCGATGATTGGTATTGAGTAAGTAACGGCAAAATCGTTTGCTCAGCTGAATCAATAAATGAATCCAACTGTGCATCGGAATACAAAGAAACCGAGACACCAAGAATCGCTCTCAGCTGCGAGGCTGTAACTATTGCTGGCATCTCGGTTCCTTTCGTGTCAGTAGCGTTCGGGAGCGACCGCTACCGATAGTGATTTATGGGAGGTTGTTAAATTGTGCGCCGTTTGGCACCTTGGCAGCTAGTGCGCCATAGCCGTAGTACAGGATGTCAATTGTTCCATCGCTGTTGATATTGCTGCGTAGCGTAAAGCGTGGAGATTCGTACCATGTGTAGCTGTCTGGATTGACAACAACCATTGATGAATCGCCATCAGCTGTTGTTGTGCCAGCGTTACCAAATGAGCGTGAAACATAAAGATTTAAGCCCGGTGAAACTACACCGCGCAATGAATCGCCTCGAACAGATCCGGCTTGATTGCTAGGTTGTGCCGCATTGTAAAGAGGTGTGCCATTGTCGTTGTATCCCATGATGTTTCCCCATTGTGTAGGTGAAACGATCAATGAGCGAGCGAATCCAAGTGATGCGCCATAAACATTTGCAGCTGCCTTTGATGTGTATCCAAGGAATCCGGTTGCTGAGTTTGCTGCCTGTGCTGTCACGCTAGTGACGGCCGATTGCATTGCTGCAAGTGCATATTCATCAGTCTCTTTTGCATAAGCAAATTCAAGATTCTGCAAAAGTGCTGTTAGATACTCTGGTCGGCTGCGATCAATGAGCTCTACTGTCGAGATCGCACGGCCTTTGAACGGCTGTACGGAAACTGACAAAAATGTTGCTGATAGTGATGATTCTGTGATTGCGCCATTTTCTGCAATTGCATCAACGCTTGGCACAGCTGTTACGCGAGGCAATTCAAATGTCATGCCTTCTGCAACTAATGTTTCACGGCTAATGCCATCGATGCAACCACGATCAGCATTTGCAAGTGCATTGATCACCTGTGTGCTTTGTGGTGTTGGGATCATGCCGGGTGCGGTTGATGTTGTGTTATCAGCTGCCTTTACATATTGGCGTGAATCTTCATCATGCAAAACGCTTGCGCGTAGGTAGTGCTCAAGATATGAAACCTTGTCCACAATCGGTGAGCGTGGTGCTGTGTAATAGCTTGGTCGGGATGCCTGTACAGGTGCGACTTCTGGAGCTGCTACCGGTTCAACGGCAGGAGCTACTGGTTCGGTAGTGTTGTCCATCTTGTCTCCTTCATTTGGGTTTGTTGTATCTGATACTTCATCAGTTTCAGAATCTTGAGAGGCGGCTACCTCTGAAACGCGAGCTGATCGAACAGCCGGCTCAGTAACCAATGCAACAGCTGTGAGCTGTCCATTCAAAACTTTCATTGTGCCATCTTTTTGCATTTCGTAATTATCAACGGCCAATTCAATTGAAAAACCATCGCGCAAACCTTCCATTGCTTCGGTAAGTGCATCGGTGCCGGCTGTTGTGTTAGCAATCTTAAATGTTGCTGTCATTTCCTTGTCATTCACACTCATAGCAATGCTCTTGCCAATTCTCCTGGTGTTGTCATGTTCAAGATTTAAAAAAACATCTTGTGGCACGATAGATCCGCGAGCAAAAACGACTTTGCCCGTTGATGCATTTGCGTGTTCGTTAAACGCAACAATGCGACCGGTGATTGTCCGTGAATCTGAATCAGCTGCCGTGATTTGCATTGGTGTTGTTAGCTTCATGAGATCATTTCCTCCATTTGTCTAATTTCCTCGGTTGTAATTGCGCCAATCTCAAATAAAATCTTGTAAATCTCGGCACGCTCTTTTTCTGATCCGCGCAAATACGCTTTGAGATCAAATTCCACACGCTGTGTCGATGGCGTAAAATCTGGCATTGATAAACGGCTAGAAATGCTGTTCATCAGCGGCAAAAGTGAAAAGTCCAACAAAGTTTGACGCGCCGTGCTGGCGTTTGCATATGTCATGGATGATCCAGTCGGCGCATCAATAAAGTAGGCCGGAATTCCCACGGCTCTTGCTAATTCAGTCGCAATGATTTCTCTTGCAGCATTGAGGCCAATTTGCTCCGGTGTAAAACCAACAGTAGTCAATTCAACATCAGCATTGAGAAATGCTGTGCCGCGATTTCTGCGAGCTGCGCCCCATGCATCCAACAGCTTAGCGATGCGGTCGGCTGGCAACGCTGTTCCATTAGATTTCAAAACCATTGATGGCACCGGTTCGCGCGCATACATTGCAGCTGCTCTTTCAAGCTCTGCACCTGCGCGAATTGTGCGACCGGCTCTGTTTAATAATCCTTCATCGTTTCCGTAAAACACAACAAGTGATCCAACACCGGTCATTGGCACGCGAGATCCATCGACTGTGTAATACTCAATCTGTGTGCCAATTGAATTCAAGAAAACGCCAACGCGATTGGGAGCAACGCGCCACATTTGGCGAACTCTGCCGGTGTCGGCAAACAGATCCATTATCTGAAAGTAAGAAAATCCTGTGAAAAGTAAATCCTCGGCTGCCCAACACCAAGAGGCTGCACCCGGTACGCGCTTATCTGGATCATTAATTACAACCGGTGAATCAATCACTTGTCCGGTTGCTTTGTCGCGTGTAACCATTGGAATCGTTGCAATTGAATTGCAGATCATGTTTCTAGCGCGAGCAATTGCCGGCACACTCATTGCTTCCTCGCGGCTGGCAAGATAATCGGCTCCACCAAATGGAAAGAAAGCATCAAGCGTTGGTGCTGGCCCAATTTGTGCAGCTACATCAGCTCCACGCATAGGCACAACAGTTTCAATGGTGCGCTTACGATCAAATAATCCCATGCGCCAATTTTGTCAAAATGTCAAGGATCAACCCACCAAAATATCAATTTCTGTTTCTGGGCGTGTCGCAAAGTGTGTGCATAGCGCGGCTGCTACGGCAGCACAGACGGCCGATTGGCTGGCACGCCTACCGATAACCCATCCACCATCGCCACGCCTCAATTGCACAGCTGAAAGCATTTGATCGGTGAGTGCAGCTTGATTTCTATGCTTTAGCCTCTTTGAGTTAATTGCTCCCAAAAGCTCATCACAACTTTGCGGATAATCGGCATCCATGTCGTGGATCGGGATACCGGCTGGCTGCATACGCGCGGCCACGGCTCCACTTGTGCGCTTTGAATATAGCAAGTATTCGATTGGGTATTTTCGGCAATAGGCAGCGGCATCATTTGCAATGGCTCGATCATCTAGCTGGATACTGTTTTCCCATGTGTGCAAAAGCTTGACAATAAAGGATTCCGATCCGAGCTTTTGTGCCGCGACTAATGCACAATGTTTTCGATCCGGTGAAATATCAATCGCCATCCATGTGAGTTTATCCTCCTCCAGATCAACGCTTTCATCTCCACACTCTTGCCACTCTTTGGATCCAACAATGCTGGAGATTGTCACAACCCATCTGTTTAAAACCTCGGTCATCACCACATCTGGAGGATCATTGAAAACGGCCCGGATATTGTCTGGATGGATAGTGATGTTTAATCCGGGGTTTGCAAATGCTGCATTTTCCAATGTAATTTCATCGGTTGGAGCCGACCATTCAAAATAACCCACATCATCGCTGGCCCCACTAGCTGCGGCCAAACCTCTTTCGCGCAGCTGGTTGAGCACCATTGAATGTGAATCACCGGCCGAGCTAAAACAATTCACCTGTGGATTCTTAGCCGCCATTAAGGTATAGCGCATTGCGGCAAATGTCTCCATGTCGTGCAATTCTCGGATTTCATCCATGTGGATTGTTTCCGGTTTGCTTAATCCTCTAGCTGCCGATCCTCCAGCTTTGATAATAAACCGGCAACCTTCCATTGTTTCGATTTCCTCGGCTCCATGCTGCCAGCGAATACGCTTGACACGCTTTGCCAGATCATCATGACTTTCAATTGTCTGCACAATGGATCTAAATTGCTCAAGCGATGTGACCAACCGGTGAGCTGTGGAAACTTGCAACGATTCATTCCAGTGGAAAAGGCCCATCATGATCCGCGCCATCATGTAGGTTGATTTTCCGTTTTGCCTTGCAACGGATGCAACTGTTACCGGGTGGAGGTAGCGGCCATCAGCTTTAATTTTCAAACTGTGCTCAGCCAGCCATTTTTGCCACGGCATAAAACCGCCATCAATAATCTGATCGGCGAAATCGATCAATTCAAAGCCACGCGATGGCAAATCATTGAGTGGTGTGTGAATACGTGGAGCTGTTACCGGCAAAAAAACCGATTGCAGCCGATCTGAGACGATTTCAGCCGATGGTGCATCAACTATGACTTGTTCAGCCTTGATCATGACTTATCGACTCGTTTTGGGGTATAAACAACCCAT